GGAGCAGCTAATTCTACCTTAATTTGTCTATGAGCTATTTCAGCTTCAGACATTTTAATTTGGTTAATGACGTCTCTTATTTTTTCGTCAATTCTAACCATATCAAGAGTGTATTTACCCTCTTGAACGTAGCGTTGCTCCCAATCAAGTTCTAACAACCTTTTCTTCTTGTAAAGGTCTTGAACTGATATCATTTACAACCTCCTCATAGGTTATCCAGCATTTAGATGTTGAAAACATCCTATTGCTGTCTTTAAGTAATATACCTTTTTTTCCTATTTTGTCAAGGATAGCTCTCTCTATACTTTCTGCACTATCTTCTGCTTCAATGTTAAAATCAGCCATGTGGCCGTAAGCTCTAATTTTTACTTGAAACAATTTTGTCATAATTCTGTCTTTCTATCATACTAATGGGGCAAGTTAAACCTGCCCCATTAAATAAAAAATGCTTATATATTAAGCACCTGGTGAGCCAAACATACCTCTAGGGTCAGAGAATCCGAATGAATATCTCTCTCTAGCTTTGTATCTAACGTTACCAGTATCAAAATCACCTTCCATAGACGTTTTGATAGCTGCTCTTACGAACATCTTCATACCGTTTGGAACGTCAGTTTTGATAAAGAATGCATCAGAATCAGTTAAGAAATTGTTAACCACATAACCTTGTGGAATCATTCCCATAGATTTGATTGCATTGATATCGTTATCAGCTGTAGCAGTTCTACCTTGAGATGCCATTAATCTCTCCGCTGTGAATTGTAATTCACTTGGGATAATTAATTTAACACCTCTTGCAGCGATTTTTAAACCTCTTTCATCAGTGAATGCATTGATATCGATCAATGATTGTTCTAATGAAGTTTCGTTTAAGTCCGCAGCAGTTGCAAGTTCATTTCTAAATGAACCAGCAATTGTAGGGTGAGATTGGTCTAATAAAGGTTTACCATCTCCACCTGGGAACGAACTTGAAAACGCATTGTTAAGTACGTTTGCAGCCGTTACCTGCTTAGTGTTTGCCATAGATCTTGCTAACGCTTTTGTATATCTAGACGCAAGTCTGTCATACAAGTTATCTTCAATCGCTTCTTCAGTGATTGAGAAAGCAAGTGCTACGGTGTTATGTGTGTATCTAGCTGTGAATGTTTCTTGAGCATTGTCAAATGTAACGCCAGAACCTTCTGGTTTAATTTGAGCATTTGCGAAACCTGATAACATTACTTCTTCTTCAAAAGCTCTGTCAGAAGTTTCTGTGTCAAAAATTTCAGCATGCTGATTTTCATAACGTTTGTACTCCAGGCCGAATAAAGCATTCAATCCTGGTTCTAGTTCTTTAACTAGCTGTCCTCTTGATATAGCCATATTCTTATACTCCTGTTGTAGATGTTAACTGATGTTCATTAATTCTCACTACCCACACAACGTGTGATTGAGTGATTTTATTGTCACCAGTATCTTTTGTTGAACCAAGTATCTGAAGTTGAGCTGAATTTGTGCTTAAAGTAGCATCATTCAATCTGCTTCTTGATACAAAGTTTGCTGAGCTTCCAGCCAAATAAGTGATATCTGCATTATTGAAAATATCGCCAGTTTCTGAAGCGCCAGTGTTATTTGTTCTTATTTCAAAACGTTCATAAGGGTCGTCACTTACGAATGCAACGATATCTGTCGCTGCTACGTTAGGAACATAGTTTAGGAACGTTGGTTTTTTAGTTGTTGGGTCAGTATAGAACGCACCATTTAGTGAACCTAATAACTTATCTGTTCCAGCTGCAACCGCAATTGTTCCTGCGTTTGTAGCTTTTACAGCGTCATTGAAATAAATGATAGTTGGACTATCACTTACTAAGTATTCACTTAAACCGCCTGCATCTCTATTTTGACCAACTTTTCCAATAGGTCTTATTCCAAAACCTACTGATGATCTATTAGCCATAGTTTTTTCCTTGTTTAAGTTTATTTTAACTCGTTGGTATTACCAAAAAATTACTTTTTGTTTGTACCACCGAAAGTTACACGAGTCTGCCTATCACTATTGATCGGCATACTTTTGTGTTGATCCTTATAAAGATCGTTATCAATTGCCTCTTCTCGAGCTTCTATTTGTTTCCTAAAATAAGCTTCACGAGATTTTGCGATCTCTTCCGGTATCCTTGCCAACACAAGGCCACCAACTCCGATCACTCCTGCGTACTTGCCGTCTTTAACACTTGGATATTCTGAGTTCGGATATTCGTCAGCTCTCACTAACTCCCATCCTGATCTCAATTTTCCTGACATGTTTTTAGTGTCGTCAAACCCTAAAACTTCAGTTCTTATCCAACGATGTCTAAAGCCTGCTGGCGCTGGCGGTGCATCTAAAGATGATGGTGGAGTCCAAGTTGTAGGTCTCTTTTCAGCAGTCCTAGTTTGGCTCGCACGTGGGGTCTTAATGTTTTCTTTTGTCATATGCCTATACCTCCTTCGTGATATTTAATTGTTTCGCATATTCTTCCAATGGCACTCCTAATTTTTTAGCGATAGCAACTTGAGAAGGGGTGAGTCTCACAGTTTTGCGACCAGGTTTTGTACTTCGCTTCGCTGAAGCTACTACTTGTACTGGTTTGGTCGATTCCGTTGTTGCAATCTTATCAAATTTATGGGGAAGTTCAAGTCTCATTCTTTTATCAATTTCCGCATAATATTCGTCACTTGAAGCATCATATCCTTCTTCATCTACAAGCTTTTTGTGTATATCAAAGGCTGTATAAGTCATAACAGCATCTGAACCAAACCACTTATTTTTAGATCCCCAAGCTTCTGCTTTTGGATCTGGTCTAAGAACGGGTTCATTTGATCTGTTAAGATTAATGTTAGGTATTTGAACTTCTTTTTGTTGTTTTGACATATTTTCATACGCCAATTTTGTTTCTAATAGTCTAGCTTCTTCATAACCAAGTCTAGCTATTTCTTTAGAAGCTTCTACTTCAGCGATTATATCTTGAGCTTCTCTTGCTGCTGCAAGTTTAGCTTGTGCTGCTTGTACTCCTGAAGAAATTCTTGCTTCTCTATCTTTAAGAGATACATCTTCTAATGTACTAAACTTTTTAGTTAAAGCTTCTTTTTCTGCTTTAACAGATTGAGCATACGTTAAAGCTTCTTCTCTTTGACGTTCTGCTTCTCTCATTTTTTTAGTTAGTTTAGCAATTCTTCTTTGCACACTTTCACTATAATCTTCTAATTCGTCTTTCTTAACATCACCCTTGTCACCTGTTTCCTTGTTGCTTACTTCTTGCTTCAGGTCAACGGCTTTTGGCTCTTCTTTTACTTCTTTAACAGTTTCTTCTTTTACTTCAAATTCAGGTTCTGGTTTTGTTGTGTCTTCTAACTCAACATCAACCTCTGGTCCTGAAGTATCTATATCAACTGTCTTTGCGTTTTTATCTTCTGGCATAGTTTTCTCCTATGGTTTATATATAGTGAAGTACATCTTCGGGATTTTTAATTGTCCCTAAGACTTCATCGTCATTTAATAGACGAACTTCACCGCCTTCAATTGGAAGTCTTGAGCCCGCATAGCGAGCAAAGATCACCCAATCTTTTTCTTTGCACCAAGGGCCTGTTGGATATTTTTCTTTATCCAAATAAGCTAATGGTCCAATCTTTAAAACATAACCGCAATTAGTTGCGATTCTTGCTTTGTCTAAAGATTCCTGTGATATGATTAATCCACCTGCAGTTTTATCTTTTGGTGTAAATGGTAATACTAATAATCTCCAACCACTTGGAGTTGGTAAACTATCTATTAAAGATTCAGTAACATTTTCTGCTCTTACTGTTTTATCTTCTACTTTTTTATTTTCTTCCTTATACTTTTCTTCAAGACCTAGGTTTATCTTTGGTACTTCCTTTTCCGAGGTCGATAACGTTTCCTTTTTCATCTTCTTTAGCTCCTTTGCTTAGCAGGTTAGAGATTTCCTGAATTACTGATTGATAGGCATTTGCCTGTCCTTGCATATACTTGTATTTCTCCATACTGTCAACTGTTCCTGATATCATAGCATCCCCAATATTTTGGTAAGAATCTTTGATAAATTTTTGCAGTTTAGTTACGAATGTTACAGCGTCCATAGTCTTTCTCCTTGTTGGTTATATTAACAGTTCCACTTTCTTAGGGACTTATTAATTCTTGAATTCGGATCTCTTGCAGTTTTTGCAGATGTTAATCTTTTTTTCATACCTTTCATTCTAGCACAAAATGACTTTCTTCTATTAGCAGCTTTTGAACCTGGTTTTAACTTAGATGGTTTTGTAGTTACTGCCATCGAAAGTTTTGATCCAGGATTTGCAGCTCTGTAAGATGCAATACCTTTTCTATTTAAGCCACCTGATGGGTTTTTACCTTCTTTACGTTGCCATGCAGGAGTTGATCCTCCTTTTGCCATCATTGCTCTACCTTTTCCTCTTAATGCAATATCACCCATTATTTTTTCTTCCTTTTTTTACCAACAGCTACACAATTAGGAACTAATTTATTTCCTTTTTTCTTCATACCTTTTTGTTCGTATCCTCTCCAACAAGTTCCTCTTGGCATTATACTAATCCTCCCATGCTCATTTTTTTTCTTTTTAAAATTGTTGGAACGTTAGCTGGTTTAGGTCCAGTGTTTCCAGCTTGTTGTTTTCTTTTAACAGCGGATGCTTTTTGACCTTTACTCATAGCTCTAGCTTTTGCAATGGGAACACATTTTGGATAATTCTTTCTTTTCTCTCCACCACTTCTTCCGCATTTAGGATAAGATC